AACTGGGCAAACTTCAACACAATCAGTATATTTACATTTGATACAATCTTGATTTACTACATATGCCATAACTATTCTTCATCATCTAAGTATTTACCAGTTTTCTTGGCTTCTTTTTTTCTGTCTTTCTCTACCCTACTTTTAAATAACGGTGTTCTGACTGCCTTTGCGAAAGGATTACCTCTTTTAAGTTTTTTATTTTTAGTTTTTCTACTTCTTTTCATAATTCTCTCACATAACAAATAACGCCAATATACTATATTATAACACAATTGGCGTTTTTGTCAAGATTTTGAGAATTAACCTTTAGTTAAAACTTGATAACCACCATAAGCGATAGCGGCATAGGCGGCGTATGTAACCCATCCACCTAGAAATAATATAATCAAACCCACAGCAACTAATCCTAGTCCGCCATGAGATGCTTTCTCTTTCATTCTATCTGTAATAAAATCCATAATTGGACCTCCTTTATATTGTGTGGTTTATCTAACCACGTTATATTAAACATTAACTTCTATACAGTATCTATTATAATACATATAGACATCAATGTCAATGCTTAAAACTCTAATCGTAATATTTATCGTTTATAAAACTCTCTATCAATTTCGCCACTTCAATGTGACCCTCAATATTCCAATGTCCACCTGTCATTGCTGAATAATAGTCTGTATCATTGTGTTCATATTTTGCTTTATTATCTAGGTATGCAGCCAGATTTTTTGTTCCATTCATCAAATCAATATCTATGTGGCAGAGCAATGGAGTGTTAGTAAGTATCTCATTATAGTAGGACCTGAAGAAATCCATCTCTTTTAAGACATAATCAGCATCATCTTTATACATAAAATCAACACCAAAACCATCATTACTAAGAATATACTTTAATGGATTATCTCTTAACATAAGAGAATCTGTATTATTAAGAACGTCAAATGTTACGTGTGGAGTATTATAACTAGATAATAGATAATATAGATTTCGTCTGTCTCTTATATGATGATACACATCTTGCATACTATTTCTCCAGTAAGTATAATGCTGTGTAATAGACTTGACATTTATACTTGTGTATCTTTCTTCACTTATCCATTCTCTTGCTTTTACGTTGTTTATGGTGGTAGGTGTTACTTCAACTATATCATACTGACGTTTATTGTCTACTTTAAAGATATTCATAAACCTAGACGCAGATGTAAAATTGAATAAAACAAATACTTTCTTATCTGGATTAGTACGCAAAAATGATTCTACTAAAGTGAATGACCTTTCGTTTGAACCAGCAAGAACTCCGAAATTCAAACAATCTTTGAATCCCATTCTGTCGGCAATAACTTGAGTAAATGAGTTTAGATTACAGTCTTTTTTCCACTGTTCTGGTGAGCCATGGGGTTGATGTTTATATATAGGTACAATATCCTGGCCAAAGGTAAAACTGTCCCCAAAACTAATTAGGGTATATTCTGAAAAATTCATTATAGAGTGTCAAATGTGACGCCATTAAGATGGTCGCATTCGTGTTGAAATGCTTGTGCCCATACTCCGACAAACGTTGATGTTTTTCTCTCTCCTTGTAGATTTGTAAATGTTCCTAAAATACTATTAGGTCTAGTGATTGTCAATTCTAGCCCAGGAAAACTTACGCATCCCTCTAAGAATTCTTCATCTTCACTATCTTCTGCTACTTCCCATTCTGGATTTATACATACAACATAACCATTGTCTTCATGCCCGATAATCATCAGTCTTGTGTTTTCTCCAACTTGTGGTGCGGCAAGACCAATAGCATCGTGTTCTTTCATTGATATAATCATATCGTATGCTAAAGTTTCAGAATGTTCTGAAAGAATATGTTCATCACATACTGTTTTTAATATTTTATTGTCTTTATCTATTAATTTCATCAGAGTATTCCTTATTAATATACTGTATTTATCTATCAGTTATTTAGAACTTTTTTACACTCTCATAAAAAAGTGGCATATAATCTTTTATTACTATCATATTATTGTCGTGGTATTCTTTAAATTCTTTCATAATATTCGTTTTATTTTCTTCAAAATAGTCTGCATTATCGAAAAAATCATACATTTTTCTTATTTCCTCAACATTGTTCTCAAAGAATATCTTTCTATAACTGACGGTATCATCAGAATTCTCAACACATCTAAAATTTTCATTATAAGATTTAGAAAACTGACGAGGGAATCCATTTGGATCATAATTATCTGATTTTATATCTTGTAATGCGCCCACAAACCTAGTAGTCTCTGCATCTAGTTCCATTGCTAATGTTTTAAAATTCTCTGGCAGTTTTAATCGAGGAGAAATCGATTCTAATGGTCGCTTATGTGATATCATAAATGCATTATAGTCATTTTTTTCACATATGTTCCAATAATACCATCTACACATTGCAAAATAATCTTCAACTTCTCTTATTTTGTCTTCAACAATAGATAATTCTGGATAATCAAAATTAATGAACACATCAGAATGATATGAACAATCATTTTCAAACATTTTATGAATATTGTTAATACTACCCATAACAAAGTCCTCTTTTTGTTCTGGATTAATAATCTTGCTTAATTCTATTAATATTGATTTTATTTTCGAAATAGTATCTAAGTTTTCTTCTAAAAATTCCTGGACATGAATGTTATACTTAGCAGGATTTATTTCACTCAAGAAAGACCAGTTTTTATTAATCTGTTCCCTATCAAAGTAATATTCATTAGGTCCTAAATCTTTATGGTCTACATATTGTTTGCTATCTGCTTTATTAGTCCAAAGACATTTGCCTGCTAAAAAATTGCTTCCTGCTCCTACTGGAACATAAAATTCTCTAAATTTTGCCATTTATCTGCTCATATAAATTTGGTGCTAACTTCTGGACTAATTTCATATTATCGTCATGATATTGTCTAAATTCGGACATAATTTGTACTCTATTCTTATCAAAATAGTCTTCATTATCAAAAAAATCATACATTCTTCTTATTTCATTTTCGTCATTCTCAAAATATATCCTTCTAAAACTAACCCTACTGTCTGAAAGTTTAACACTCCTATTAACATATAAGTTTTCTGACTTCATAGGTGCGTCATTTTCATCTATCAATATGAAGTAATTATCTTCTGTATATTCACGCATTTTTATATCTATTAGGGCATTGTTATACATATTCATTTCATTATCTACTTCCATTGCCATTGTAAGCATGTTTTTGGGTAATTTTAATCTAGGAGAAGTTGTCAAGTACGGATGCATATGACATATCTGAAACATATCCCAGTTATTTCTTTCGCATTCGTCATAATAATATCTTCTACACTTTTCAAAATAATCTTCAACTTCTCTTATCTGTTCTACAACTGGTTCTGATATGTCATTTTCATAAAAATATCCTGATTCCAAAATATTAAAGAAAGCCTTAGACCATACCGAGTAATCTTCTCTCCATATATGGTCACAATGGTCAATAATCTTTTTTCTGTCTTCTTCCCCACTGTGCCAGTTACTATCACCGCCTATAAATCTATCTAATTCTATTAATATTGGCTTTATTCTTTTACTTTCAGATAATATACTCTTATCGGGACAGTCATAGTATTTTGCTGGCTCGGTTGTCGGGTCTGAATTTCTAATATCATGTGCCATTACTTTAGAATCACATTTAACTCTATTAATAAAGAATTCGTTCTGATTAATATCGTGTGGTGCATATTCGTGTGGATTTCCAAGCCACACACATTGTTTCGCTAAGAAATTGCTTCCTGCGCCAGATGGAACATAAAATTCTCTGAATTTTGCCATATTATTTCTTAAATATCGCTTCAAACATATCTGTTAAGCCTTCTTCAATTCCGATTTTGGGAGACCAATGTAATAAATTTTTAGTTTTACTAATATCTGCTAATGTCTCTGGTGCATATCCCCTTGGTTTATCTACATTTATTGCTGTAAGAGTTGGAGCAAACGTTTTTAACACATCAACTACTGCATTTACTGATATGCTAGTTCCAGTACCCACATTAAATGTATCATTTTTAACTTTACTTTCCATACTGGCAATACATGCTGATGCAACATCAGATACGTGAATATAATCTCTTTTGAACTCACCATCTCCGTGAATAGTTACTGGTTGACCATCTTTGACCATTTGAGCAAACTTTCCAAACAACAAAGAAGTTGGTTGATTCTCTGAATATACTGTAAAGAACCTTAGTATGTTATAATTGAGATTAAACATAATCTTATATTGTTTACATAAGTGTTCGCCAAATAATTTCGACATTGCGTAATAATTTAATGGGTCTGGTTTATGAGTAGGTTTATTAGGTGCTGTGTTGTTGCCGTATACAGAACTTGAACCAGCATATACAAATTTTCTAACACCTACCGCACTAGCGGCTGTTAGAATATTTCTTGTACCTGTTACATTACTATCAAAGTATTCATCAGGATTGATAAAACTCTCTGGAATTCGTGCTTTGGCTGCCAAGTGAATAACATAGTCCTGACCTGCACACGCATACACGCATTTTGCTGGATTAGATAAGTCTCCTTGTATATACTTAACGTGGTCTAATCCAATAGGTTTATCTTTTCTATCTAAGATAGTTACTTCATATCCTTTTACGTGTAACTGCTCTACTAATTCAGTTCCTATAAAGCCTGTTCCACCAGTTACTAATACTTTACCCTTTGTTTGCATCTATTATCTCCCTTGGAATTCTTTTTAGTTTTCGTGTATCTTTATCTACTAGACTAAATGAAAGTGTGCCACTTGCGGCTAGTTCTGATTTAGTGCTATCATTCTTTCTATAATGTAGTTCAACATTGACCGTAATATTACCTACTGAGATATCGTTACATTCAGCATACGCCTCTATAAATCCAAAAGGCATCACTGCACTATGAAATTTTACTGTTGCTGAACTAGTTGCGGCGGCTATCCCGCCAATCTTACTCGTTATGTTTTCATTTATCCAGACAAGTCCTGCTCTATCTAATATATCAAATAGCCATCCGCCATAAACACTGCCATGCCCATTCACTGTTGCACCGCCAGTGTATAATTTGTACACTAATGTTTTCATTGATATCTAAATTGGAGTTGGTGGATCAAGTTTTTCACCACCTTTAAACAAAAATTCTTCTCTGCGTTCTGCTAAGAATTCTCTTGCCTTTGGGTCCATCATATTTAATTGATTTTCGTTGATAAACATCGTTTGCATTCCAAGCCATTCGGTCCACGCTTGGTCAGAGATGTTGTTTAGAATTTTCTCTCCTGCTGGACCTGGAAAAGGTGCATTTGAGAGGGCAGGTAAATCTTTTTTATATTTCAAACAGAATACAGTACTTGATTGAAACGTTTCAGCATAACTCATTTAATTCTCCTAATAATCATTTAATTATAGCATATCTGAGACCAATATGCAACACTTAAAACGTATAATTACCAATTATCAGAGATGTTCATTTGTAAAGAACCAACATCACTATTTGAAACTTGATTACATTCAAATACATCCAATAGAGTTTCATCGTGCATTGTGTATAATTTAACTTTATATCCCCATAACTTTTGTACATGTGTTAAAACTTGGTCTGCTGTTTTCTTGTCTAATCTCTTTCCTTTATAACTTTCATGCAATAATGTCAAATCACGTGAACCTGTAATATCTGCATTTGTTATCTGAATATCAGGTATCATCGCCGCAGTTTCATAACTTGCACTTAAATGCTTACGAATCTTCTTATAACCTCGGTCATTATGTATTGACGTAACTATATAGTTGTCATAATGAACTTCATCATGTAAATTAAACAGTCCTAAGTCACGAATAACTTTCGGTCCTAGAAATTGCAGGATTGCACTCTCATCACGATAATTAGCGGCAATATCTTTAATTGTAATACGCCAATCTGTATCTGCTAAATGAGGAAACCATCGTTTATCTTCTTCATCTGGCTCTGTACATACTCTTTGAATATCTTTTAATATAGCAAATCCTAGTGCATATGGATTAAAACCATTATAGTTTGGTGAATCAAACGGTGGTTGATATAATACAGCACTATGTAATTTAAAGAATTCAATCATTGCGCCGTCATCCACTTTATCTTGGTCATACAACTTATTGAATATGTAATGATGTGTGAAACTTGCAAAACCCTCATTCATTACTTTTGTTTGATACTGAGGATAAAAATACTGTGCAATTCGTCTAACAATTCTACATATCTCACGTTGCCATGATGACAATATCGGAGAATGCTTCTCTAGAAAGTACAACAGATTTTCTTCTGGTTCTGTAGGCCAAGTTTTTTCCTCTTTTTTTGCTTTTTTCTTTTCTTCTGGCAATGTACGCCATAAGTCGTTTACTTGTGACTGCAAATATTCGCTTCTAGTACGTTGTTTTTCTATTTCATCTTGTGCGTTTAATCTGTTAGGTCTCTTATACTTGTTAATACTCTGATATTGAATGGCATGACACGCATCTAATGTTTCCTCTACTGCTTCTACACCATACTTTTCTTCACATTCTTTTATATATCGTTTTGCAAATAATAGATAATCTACGATAGCATCAGGTGATGTCCATTGTTGAAACAAATAGTTGTTCTTAAAGAAATGATTATGTCCAAAGGCCGCATGAGCAATCACAAGAGATTGTGTTGTCATAGAGTTTTCTTCCATAAGATAATTTATACAAGGATTAGAGTTGATAACTAACTCATATGCTAATCCCATCTGTCCTGCACTGTACTGTTTCTTATTCTGAATGAAACTTTTACCGAAACTCCAATGATTATACATCAGTGGCATACCAACACTTGAATATGCATCTAGCATTTGTTCAAATGTAATAATTTCTATCTGATTAGGGAAACAGTCAAGACCCATATCGTTAACTGCAATTTCTTCACACGCATCCATCATTCGATATAACTTATCGTAATTCCAACTAGAACCTGTATATATTAAATCACTCATTGTTTATCCCTAATTTTAAATATTTCTCTGAATACTGGATATATATCTCTGTGTTGCTCTATGTGTTTGGTTATAATATTGTCGTGGATTGCCTCTAATTTCACATATTCTTGTAAGAGATTTCCACTATTATAATATCCATGACGTTTCATTCCAACTTGAATGTAACTAAAGTATTGAGTTACAGGCAAAATGTCTTTATCAATAATATTCAGAAGTAATTCGTTATCATTGTCCCAGTTGTCACCATCACTTGCTTGAGAAACGTATAAATTCCATTCGTTTGGTGAGTAACGGTCATCTATAATTTCTTTTGCAAGTTTGAATGCACTTGAAACTATCGTACCACCGTTATCTCTGCTATTAAAAAATTCATCTTCAGTACATTCTATTGCTTGAATGTGATGTCTAATAAAGACACATTCTACTTTTTTATACTTACGAGATACAAACAAGTTGAGTAACATAAAAAAGCGTTTTGCTAAGTCTTTATGTTGTTGAGTCATACTTGCACTGACATCCATAATGAAGAATACAACTGCTTGTGATATTGGTGCAGGTCTCTTAGTAAAATTATTAAATCTTAAGTCTACTGGGTCAACAAATGAAACTGAATTTGCTCTGATACGTAATCTGCGAATTTCTTCTTCAATCTCTTGGTATCGAACCCATTCTTCTGTTGCTTCTTTTTGTTCTTGCGTAGTTTTATAAAAGAACTTATCGAGATTTGCAAGTTCTTCTTCTAATTTACGTATCTTTCTCAGTTTTGGAAATTTCAAAGCAATTTTTCGGCCAATAGAATTGACCATGCTTTTTTCTAAATTCATTTGTGATGGATTACCAGTAGTTGTGTAGCCGCTACGAGATATCTCATATCGTTCAACTGCTTTGTTTTCTTTGGAAATCATATGAGGGAGTTCTAAGTCTTCAAACAAGATATTGACAAATTCGTCATTACTTAACGCAAAACCAAATTCATCTTCCCCTATACCTTCATTACTTGCTTCACCTTCTTTACCACCACTTCCAGCGCCACCACCTCTTGGTTTCTCTAAGTGGTCTCCCTCAACAAAGTCTTTGTTGCCAGGAAGAACTATATCACGTGAGCCTGTTTGTGGATTATGATTGAATTGTGGTTCGTCAATGCCTTTTCTAGTAATTACGACATCTTGTGAATCGCCAGAACCACCAATACTCCTGCCACCTAAAGAATCGTGTATACTTTTACGTATCTCGTCTTTAGTTCTTTTGATAAATTTTTGACGATTGTCCGAAGATTTCGAACCAGGATTTCTCAAGTCACCATTCTTTCTTCTGTCGATAATTGTATTTGCCATAAAGTCTTCCTCTAGTTAGACTTTTGAACCCGCATATACCATTCCACTAATCGTTTAACTTGTCGGGCCGTATACCCTTTAGCCACCATTCTATCTATGAAATCATCATGTTTAGTCTGGTCTTCTTTACTTTTCTTACTACCAAATGAAATAACTGGAAGTAATTCTTCTGTTCCTGCGAACATTTTGTGTTCGATTACTTCTTTCATCTTTTCGTAGGCAGTCCAAGGCGGATTCTTTCCTTTGTATTTGCTTCTTGCACGTAATACCCAATTCACAACTTCATTTCTAAAGTCTTTTGGATTGACAATACCTGCAGGTTTTTCTATTTTTTCTAGTTCTTCATTTAATGTCTCACGTGAAAATAGATTGCCAGTATCAGCATCTTTATAATCAATATTCTGAATCCAATGGTCAGCATAATCTAAGTATCTATCAAATAGATTTTGACCATACTCATTATAACTTTCTAAGTATGCTTTTTGTATTTCTTTTCCTACTTGTTCGCTGTATTTCGCGGCCAAATGGTCTTTGATGAATCCTAATAGTTTGTCTTCTAGTTCTTCTGGGAACTGTTCACGTTTAATAGAAGTTTCTAGCACGTACATAAGATGTACTGGGTCTGCCGCAATTTCTTCTGGATCAAAGTTGAATGTTTGAGACAAAATCTTAAATGCGAAACGAGTACTCATTCCTTTCATTCCTTCATCTACACCTGCTACATCTTTATATTCCTGCATACTTTTCGCTTTTGGATCTACATCATGCAGATTTTCGCCATCATATACTCTTAATTTGGCTGCCAGATTTGAATTCTTGTGTTCTTTCAATCTTGAAAGAATTGAAAATTGTGCTAACATATCAAGTGTATGTGGCGCACCTTTGCTACTATCTAGTCCTGATGCATCTAACATCTTCTGATAGATATGTGTTTCTTCATTTACACGTAAGCAATATGGAACTTTAACGATATATACTCTGTCCAAGAATGCTTCATTGTTCTTGTTGTTTCTGAATGTTTCCCATTCACTCTCATTTGAGTGAGCAACTACGATACCATTAAATGGAATTGCTGAAATACCTTCAGTTCCCATATAGTTACCTTCTTGCGTTGCTGTTAATAATGGATGTAATACTTTGATTGGTGCTTTAAACATCTCTACGAATTCCATAACACCTTGATTACCACGACATAACGCACCCGAGAATGCGTATGAATCTGGGTCATTTTGTGAAAAGAATTCTAATTTACGAATATCAGTCTTACCGACTAATGCTGAGATATCTTGATTGTTGTCGTCCCCCGGTTCAGTCTTCATAATACCGATTTGTTTCAACTTAGATGGATACATTTTCACAACTTTAAACTTTGAGATGTCTCCCTCAAATTCGTCTAGTCGTTTAACTGCCCACGGTGACAATAATCCAGTAAGATATCGTGATGGAATTTTATATTCTTTTTTAGCATCTTTTCCAAATTCTTTTGGATCAAATAATCCCAATGGAGACTCAAATACTGGTGAAATTTCATCACCTGCTTTAAGCACATAAATTGGATGCTTTTCCATTAACTCTTTAAGTCGTTCTGCTAATGATGATTTACCGCCACCAACTGGACCTAATAGATATAATATTTGTTTCTTTTCTTCAAGACCTTGAGCCGATTGTCTAAAATACGACACTAATCTCTCAATGGCTTCTTCCATTCCGTAGAAGTCATTAAATGCTGGATAAATCTTGATTGTTCGATTTAGAAAGATTCGGCTTAATCGGGCATCAGTGCTAGTATCAACTACATCTGGTTCTCCGATTGCTTTTAGTAACCTCTCTGCCGAGGATGCATATGCTAATTTATCTTTTTTACACAATTTAAGATAGTCAGTAAGTGACATCTCATCGTGTGATTTACTAGCATAAACCTCACTGTATTTCTTTATTAATCCCATCTTTAAATATCTCCATTAATATAGTAGTTCTTACAGTATTTAGGCTTGGCTCTATATATTTAAACTCTCATTTATAAAAAATCTTTCTCTGTTGCTGAATAAAACATTTTTCCTACATTGCCGTTAAATGTATAATGACCAACGTGGTCTAATTTCACTAACGGATCTAACCAAATTTCACCACCCAGTTTTTGCCATCTTCGACAAAAAGCATAGTCTTCACTAAGATATCTCTTTGTATCTTCTTCGTGCATACAGTCAAAAAACAAATATGTCCATTTTGAGAACTCTTCATCTAAATGCAAGTCGTTATTGAAATATAACTCTGGATAACTTTCTATCATTTTCTCAATAACACTTCGTTTAATAATCATAAATCCAGTGCCTGCATCTTTAAGTTTAACTAATCCATCTTGAATATCTAATCTACGAGTATCAGTTTCTTCATTGTAATCCCAAAGAAAATTTATTGCGTAATTTGCCGCGGTATCTTTAAGTGAACCTTCGTCTAGTCCTCTATTAACTGCATCTTTAACAGATGTCCAGTCTAATTGTTTTTTCGGATATGCTCCCACAATAACATCTTTATCATGTTGTAGCATATGTAATATATCTATCGCATCAAAGTTTATATCAGCATCAATAAACATCATGTGGGTGGCTTCTGGATTAGACATAAAATATGCTACCATATGACATCTTGCCCTGGAAACTAAACTCTCATTTGCTGAGGTTGTTAATGTATACGGAATTTGATATTTCGTAAACATCATATGACCCTTTGTCCATGACCTAAAATATGGTTCAGAAATTTGACCTGCGTAACATGGTGTGCAATAATGAACGTGAGTCTTTCGGACGAAATCTAAATCTATTTCTTTTCTAAATTTAGATAATTTATCTACTATTGATTCCATTCCATTACTTTTGCTGATTCACTGTATTTCTCTTCTTCTTTTGGTCTTCAATCCAAGCCTTTGCATATTTACTTCTTGGTGGTCTATTTACAAACCTATCAACATTTCTTGCAACCTGCTCAAAATTCTCTGCTCTTTCTGGGTCTTCAAGCCCACCATTATTATCTACAACCTGAAATTTATCTGCACCGAATAATTGTTGAAATTTCATTATGTTGTTTTGAACTGCATTCCACATTTTTTCTACTTCTTCAGACTTAATTGTTCTCCCCGGTCTATTTCGGTTTCTTTCTTGTGCTACTTCTAAACTTGTATTGACAAATAACATCATACATGAATAACCCATCTGAACTAACTTTTCTTTAGCACCTGCTATCTTGGTTATCTCTCTTCCAGTACCATCTATGATTAATCCCAGTCTACCATCAAGATGCATTTGTTCTTTTCTTGCTGTGATTTCTTTTGCTTGATTTCGAGTCTCTTGTCCTTTATCACTATAAATTACATCTGGATCTTCAATATCCAAACCTAGTTTATCCATCTTATACTCGAATATGTCATCTGAATTTACGACTTTCAAATGAGTACCTTTTAATATGTTTGATTTTGCGATGTGGCTTTTACCAGAACCTGGTCCACCAGCCATAAATACGGCTTTGAAGATGTGGGAATCATACAATCCCTCGTCAATTGTTTTAATTATGTCATTAACTTGCATTGCTTCTCCCGATATTCTATTATTTATCTTAAAGTATGGTCTATATTATAACACTAATAGGGATTCGTGTCAATACTAATAATAGAGTTTCTCGGCAATACTATTCCATGATGTTTTTGTATTATTTAATGTAGTGACAGCCGTATTGTATGTACGTGTCATTGCTGGTTTTATTATGGATTGATACCTTGATGCAATTTTTATCTCGTTGGCATTATCTATCTTGTCGTAAATGTTTATATTGTTTGTTACATATGTAAACTCCTGTCGATAGTTTGTCCTTAGTGACTTGACATTCTCCACCTGGTCTAAGAGTCCTGATATCAATTGGTTTATACGAGACGAATACTGACTGGCTTCTTTAGACTCTTGTGCTTTCTCCATTTGAGATATTAATTTTGATGCATTTACTATGTAATCTTTCTGTGATGGCATCCATTCTTTACTTAAGTTTGTATATTGCGTTGATAATATCTTACGAGTCCAGTAATCTGATGTTGTAGTATTATTATGTAAGGAACTATCATGTGCAGTATAAGATTTTGCTGTTTCTGTAAATGGAGATTGAGGAACACCATCATCAATTAATGCTTTTGCTTCTGCATTAGTCATTGCTCTTAATACTTCTTCAGAATTTGCTCTATCATCGACTGTAGTGCCGATTCCACCTGGTGCGCCTGTTCCCATAGGATGTTTCAATAGAGCGACTGCATCTTTCATTGCTAATGAGCCAGTATTCGTTAATACTGCACTTTGACAAGGGTCTAATGCCGCACTGCCTAGAACTAATGCTAGTGCTTTGCGTAACAATTCCGCTGCCATATCAATTACACCAGCCAATTCTTTTGCAATTTGACTTGTCATGTCTGTGATTGCGTTAAATATTTTTCCTACTAGAGGAGAAAGAGTCTTCATCAATGCTACTCCTGCCCCAACTAATGCTTGTATTATGGCGCCTATTACATCTCCTACAATACTACCTGCTCCTTGAACTGCTGAAATAATACTTGTTAATAAACTTGTTACACCTGTTTGATTTATTAATGAAATAATTGCCTGAATTGTACTGTCAATAAAATCTAAAGTACCATCAAATACGCCACCTAATATTCCCATTAAATCATTAAAATCTGTACAATCAGTTTCTCCTGGTGGTAAAGGACCACCGGCTGGTCCGAATTGTGAATTCATTGATGCTAGGGAACTTGCGTCTGCCATTGTTTGTGGTATGTTTGCAGTCTGATTATTCGTATGGTCTGTCAATGATGAAAACATTGCTAATCCTACTGCTGATAATCCTGCAATTTTTAAAATTTGTTCTAAATCTACGCCAGATCCGGCTAATACTCCTGCGAAAATTAATGCCTTTTCACCTGTGCTAAATGACGACAATGCACTACTCAATAATCCTACATTCGTTGCGCCAGTTGCCAATCCACTTGATCCAAATAGCGATGAACTATATGCTCCTCGTGCCGCATATGGATTACTAAAGTTATTAGCCGCTATTTCATCTGCTATAGAATTTAACGCAACTGATTTATTATATTGATGTTCTCTGGCTTGTAATTGTGCTAATTGCAATGCGGTCAATTGTGACGATGCTGTTGCATCAGAATATTGTTTTGGTGTTAAATTTGTGTTATCGAATGTTCCTGCTCCACCGCCTTTAGCAACAAATAACTGATATAGTCTTTCGATTTCTGCTTCACTAGCCATTGATAATCACCTTACTTGAACCTGCGACAACTACTACGCCACAAGAATGCGTATCACCCACTCTGCCTGCCTGCTTACCGTTTACGATAACATTTTTAGAACCTTTTACTAATGGTGTAACATGTGGTATACACTTTGGCCATGGAGATGATGGAACGTCATGTGGCATTGTACTATCACTCACACGGTATGCTTGTAAACCTTGAATAATCACGTTATTACTTCCTGGTCCGCACTCTCCTGGCAAACAAGGAATGTGTGCTGTAATTGGGTCAGTTGTTCTAGCGGCTTGTGGCATTATTGAAGATTCCCTCCTGCTCCAGGAAGTACAAGACCAGATGTTGCTTCTATATATGAAGTTGATGTTGCATCGTTAGTCTTTAGTACCGAAATAATTTTTCCTGTCTTAAAAGAGACTTCATTTTCACTATCACCTGTTACAGTAAATGTTTGAAAAGCCGCACCATTTGGTCCGATTGCTACAGTTAATGGTTTCTTAATAATAGTAGAACTATCATCTTCTGACACGAATTTACCTAATATTTCTTGTCCAGTTTGTAAGTATACTGTTACTATATCACCTGAGTTGTACGTTTTCTCTTTTAGCATTTTTATCTACCTTTATTGTTATATGTATTTATTTATATAATTATGTACACACTTAATTATTTTTAGATAAACTTATATCTTCATATGCTTTCTGAAGTATAAATTAGTGAATTTTGTGATTTAATCGTAACTGAACAGTTACATCGTCCATCGTTTTACAGTATATGATATTTCAGTAGTAAAGGTTGCGTCTTGTGTGTAATTTATCTTTATATCATCACCATCTATAACTGAATCGAATTCAATATTAGAAAATTCGTCTGCTTCAGCAGTTCCTGGAATAGTGCCTAGGGTATCTTGCCAGATTTCTGCATTATCATCTATAAGTTTAACTTGAGTAATTCCTTGAGGGACACCATTAATAACTTTAATTGTGCCAACACGAACAAATGTATTTGCACCATCTGTTTGTTTTAATGAGTAATCAATAAAAAATGTAGTGGAATCTGTTTTAGCATATTTCAGAAATGTGCCAGATGCTGTTGCTAATGATTTCTTAAATAAATCAGAACGTCTACCTGTTACCGCCTCGTGGGCTTGTAAATGCATGTTAGCAAATGCTTGATTAAAACTATTCTCAGTAAGAACTTCTACGTTTCTTCTTGCTCTGCCAAATGACGATATGCTATATCCAGTAGTATAAGTTGCCATTGCAGTAAGTAATGCATCAACGTCAGTTACGTTAGGAATTACCAAGTCTTCGTTTACTTGTAATCCTGCTTCTGAACTTAATGAACCAGTAGATGCTGTTGCTGTTGCACCCGTGCCTGAATATGTGGCTGTTCCAGTTCCTGTGCCAACTCCTGTTGCTGTGAATACTGTTCCTGCAACACTATCTGCCGCACCAATTAAAGTGAAGTCTGTGTCACCTGGAACTAATATTGTATATTCAATACCAATTACAAATGCACCTGCGATAGAGGTTCCATTAGCATCAGCAATAGTTACTGTTGGGACTGATGTGTATCCAGTTCCTGAATCAACTACAGTGATAGCCGTTACAACACCTGCTGTAAGAGTTGCAAATGCAGTTGCATTAGTGCCACCACCACCAGAAATAGTTATTGTTGGCAACGTTGCGTATCCTGTTCCACCAGTGTCTACTGTAATAGTCTTAACTGCTGTTGTGTTATCTAACCATGATTGTATTGTTGCGTGGGCATTAGCAAATGGGTCAAAGGCTACTTCATCAATAGCCGCATCGATACCAATATAAACTTGATTAGTATCATTTGCGAATCCCATTTCGCCTGTTTCCAACGTATCTGCTGATAACTCGGATCTAGCGCCTCGTCTTAATAGAATTTTTACATTTGTTGCCATAATATTACTCTCCTAGTTGTATGTATTTATCATTTGAAAGAAATATTACATAAATTTATCAAAGTATTCTTGGACCTTGCCAGCCCACTCTACTGAATACTTGTCAAATTCTTCATCTTGGACAACAAATTCTTGATAATTGCCCATATTATCTGCTTCTTCGTCCCAACCAATCATCATAATTACCGATGTTTTAATTTCTGTTTCATATAATTTATTATGGGCTTCTGCATATGCTGAACATTGCAGAAAGTAATCGTTAATCCATTCACGTTTCTTTGGCTTACGAGTAGTCTTAAAATCAATCATTGCTGGTCTGCCTTTCCAGACTCCAATACAGTCTGCCGTACCGGCATATAATTCAGGATAGTACAAAGGAACTTCTGTTCCCCAAACTTCATCTATGTTTGATAGTCCTCTATCTATCACAATATCAGCAAGACTATGTGCCATCTGATGAATTAGATTAGTACCACCTGGTCTATCTTCTGCGAGAATATGTTTTTCTAAATGTAAGTGAACTTGAGTTCCTATACCAGTTGCTAAGTTCGTTATTCGATTGGCTTCTTCGTTACCGACACGTTTACGCCATTCATATATAGCAGTCTTATCTGCTAATGAACTTAAAACGGTGGTTACACTGGGTAATGGAGAGCCAGTAGGAGTCTGATAATGTCTATTACCATTTACTGTTACTCTGTCTATTGGGGAATATTTGTATTTTTCTTTAAGCATAGCACTAGTATACTATACTTTGACCGAAAAATCAAGTGGTTTATAGATTTTCTTTGATTTCGGCTATTAGTTTTGCTTTAGTGTGGCGTCTGTCTAATTGAATACCAAGATTTTCGTCAGCCCACATATCAATTTGCTTTTTAGTCATTGACTCGAAATCAACTTCTGGTATTTTTATTTCTTCTTCTACAGTTGAAATTTCTTCACCTACTGCAATTGATACGATTTCGCTTGTTGCTATTACTTCATCTGTTGCTATTACTTCATCTACAATCTTAGTTTTGTTTGCTTCAACACGACCCATGAATTCACGATGTCTTTTTGCAGATTGAACTTCTTTTCTAAGTTGTTTCTTTTCTGGAGAAAGTCCAGCAAATGGATCATCTTTCTTTAAGTTTTTCGAAGTAAGAATCTTCATCTCTTCTACTGATATGATTTTTTGTTCACCTTTAACTATTAATGCCATTATTTTTTCACCTTTTTCTTTGCTGTTTTGACTGCTAACTTACGTACTGCTTTTTTGTCAGCATCATCACTATTTTTATTATATCTATTTTCTAGGTCAATAGTATCTACTGTAACCTTTGATACATATTTACTATTTGCTAATAAATCGACCAAAGACTCTTCGTCTACTGTATAACCCATTCCTGCTAATTCACGAACTAACATCTCAGTGTCAATAGAAGGAATATCATTTGCTTTCAATGAAATAAGATAGGCGTTGATGTCACCAATTAACTGTGCATCATAGTTTGCCTTCTCTTTTAAGAGTAGACTAATTTTCATGTTAGGCTCTTTCTTCTCTGCCTAACGGATTTGATTCTTCGCCTGATGCTGATTCATCACCACCCATATCTGCTGTGATATCATCTTCTAAGTCTGCACCCATATCGCCACCAAGTTCAACATCACCCATATCATCAGCCATTTTCTCGCCTGATAGTACAAGTGTTGCATCTGCTACTGCATCTTTGGCAGAACGTGCTTGTCCTAGTAAACCATTGATTGCATCATCAACTGAACCTCTAAACGTTGCCGCTTGGTCTGGACCATGTGAATATGCCATTTCGTCTGCTAGGGGACCAATTTGGTCGTTTTGAATTTTACCTAACTTTTCGATGACATCTTGCAATTCATCAACAATGCCTCTGGCAGCCATAGTGATTTCTGCTTCTGCGGCATCAACTTCAAGTAGAGCATTCAACTCTTCCATCAAAGTTTTTTCTAATTTAGTTTTTTTCATTTTGTTTCCTCAATTATAATTATTACATTCCGTAGAATTCTGTGTCTTTTTCCCAATTGTCGAGTATCTTTTGAAGTGTACCTTTGATACTCATTAGTGAGCCGACACCTGCTTTGTCACCATTATTAAAAAATTTGGCACTGTTTTCGCCTCTATATTCTATTGCATGGTCTATTTCTTCCATAGCACTTTCTATACGACCTAGAGCAACAGCCAATTGTGATTCGTTTTTCCATCGATAATGTTCGGGACCTTTTTCTTCATCATCTTCAGTTACCGATTCTGTTTGTTTAACTGCTTGTTCTTTAGTTGTTTCTTTAACTTTAGCAATTAATTCACGTGCTTTATTTTGTTCTGCTTCAATTTTTGCTTGATAATCTAACCATTCTTGCCATTCATCAGTATTCTTAAAATCTTCTCTAGTTCCTTCTTGACCTGTTGTATTTAATATATAAGGTGTAGTCTCCTTAGTAGAAATTGTCATTCCAGTAATTCCACTTGAATCTTTAGTTGCATGTACTCCGAATGTACCAGCCGCAAATTTAACTAATTTTTCTTGGAATTTCCACATAAACTCTGGAAGTTCAAATTTATCTGGATTACTGTAATCTATAGTTTCATCATCTTCAGTTACTGCTTCTTGGGTCTTATACTGATGATAATGTCTATATGCTGGATCTCTTTTACCTTCTTTTGAATTAGCATATTCTTTCTCTTGCTTTTTCTTTGTCTTTGCAATAAGGTCGTCCCACTCTGTTGTGTCCACATTGGGATCTCTTCCTGTTTCAGGATTATATGCTTCTTTAAGATTATCAACATTGCCTTTAAGTGCCACTAATAAATCTTTTAATTCTTTTTGATTTTTTATAATAACTGTTCCGCCCATGCCACCAGTTTTAGTAATTTCTAGTCCATCTTTAGATGGGTCTTTAGCATTTTTAAATGTTCTAATAGAAAACGCAGGCTCGGAAGAATCTTCACCATAAAGACCACGCTTCACATCTCTATCATGCTCTGCTTTTTCATCTTCTGACTGGCTTTCTTCTTCATCATCACCATAAAGGCCGTGCTTCACATCTCTACGATGCTGTTCTTCGTCATCTTCAGAATCTTCTTTTATTTGCGTATAACTGTCAGCATTATCAACTATATGATTCATAACATCTTCGTAGTTGTCTTTTGTTAAACTACCATATTGTTCTTGTCCAACTCTTTCTGCTAATTCCCAGAAATCGTCTTGGGACATGCCCAATCCTTTTGCCATCTCTTCTTCAGTGTCACCGTATTCTAATTCTTTGTCGTCTTCTTTAATAATTGGCGTATTGGAGTGTGCTTTTACCAATGAATTAATCGTTTCAATCATAAGCATGTTTTCCATATACTTGTGATTCATATATGAGTGTTTTTTCAACTCAATTTGCTCGGCTTCAAGCGATTTTTTTGCTTCTCTCAATGTATCGATATCACCCTCGACTTCGTAGCCAAAGTTTTTCTTCATATATTCATTCATTCGTGAAGATATGTGAACTTCGTTCGAATTAAAGAAACTTGTTGTATTTAAACTCATAATATTATTCCAGTATTACTGTATATTGCATGTATTTATCTTTTTAATGCACAAATCTATTTATACATTCGTATATTACTAGTATATCAAAGGATTATGGTTTCGTAAAGATTAGTTATCTTATGTTTGGCTTTGCTAGCCTCGTGTTTTGCTTGGGAAAATCTTGCTTGAGCGATATCCATTCTGCCATCGTTATTTACACGTTTGGCAACTTGATATGAATGCTTATGCTGAACTGCACTGCTATAATGACGTTCAAATAATTCATTAATTCTAATTATTTTCATAATTTCTATAGAATTAATTGTTTTGCCTTCATTGAGATGATTAGCGATACAACAAACTGTCTCATACAATTGAATATCTTGAAATAATATAGAATCACTACGACTATCAAGTATATCATATCTATCTTCTTTATTTTTCTCTACTGAAAACGCACCAACTTTGACGCCTTTTTCAGTTTTAGTGGATTCGCTAATTGTTTTCTTGACTTTGTGTGCGACACTTGTTGTTGCCTCATTAAATCCTTTAATGATTTTTGACATTGCGTCTATATCTGAACGTTTTACGCCAGGAGTAACATCTATAGAAGATGATTCATCTTGTTTAGTTGTTTCTGTGAGTTTAGTTGGTTTTTTGCCATCCATGACTTTCATCAGGTTGGACATTAAATCTATATCTTTTTTGGTTGGTGCGGACATTTGGGACTCCTAGTTGTTTAAACAGTTTTATATCCTCGTATTGTAGGAACTAACACACCTTTGTGTGATAATACCTCTGCCAGTCTCAATTCTCTACCTGACATTTGTGATTCATTTACATAATCTCCTTCAGAGAAGTATTTAGTCATCAAATCTTCTTCTTCCTCTGTAATCATTACAAATAACCCGCCTAATATCTCTGTTAATTTCATATATTAGCCCTCTTGATTTCTTTGTTGCATTCTCAATTTATTTAGTAAATTTTTAAACTGCATTCTGGTCTGTGGATTTGTTGCTAAATTGTCTAAATTCTGCGTTTGTGCCGCCATAGATCTACGTTGTATCGGCGTTAATGCTTGCCCCTGTGCCGCCCTGTCCATTGCATCTGCTGTTTGTTGTGCTGTTGCGCCACCTAAGTTATCTCTGCCTAGTCGTTGCATTGCTTGTGTTCTAGCAGTCTTAACTTTTTGGTCATCTTGTGAAGTAGTTGGCATATCTACTGCTCCTGCTACTTCTTCTTCCTCTTCACCCGGTGCTAATGTTCCTTGTACTCCTTGAGAACCCTTACTATATGCTTCATCAAGTCCCATGATGCGTTTAATAGTATCTTTATTTTGGGTTTTTAGTGATGTCATTACTTCAATATAATCAGAAAATGTCAAGGTTTTTAATCGTTTATCAACATCCTCTACTGGCATATCAATAAGAGATGCAATATCTTGCATTCTATCTTCCCTACCTTCAGTAAACATTTCTTTTTCTATTTCATTCTTTAATGACATTATATTCTCCGTTATCTTCTATTTAGAGTTTTTAATCTCTTACTGGCTGGATTCATTCTACGAGTCATCTTAGCCTTACGTTTCATTCTTGCACCCATTTTTGCTTTTGTTCTTGCTAATGTGAAACGTTTCTTGATATTTACTGGTGCGAAACATTTGGCAGGTTTAGAAACCGTCTTGCCTTTTAGTCTTCCAGAGCCACATCTGTATTTACGAATAATTTGCCGTCCTTTTCTCGCATATACCAACTTTGCTTCATATATCTCTTCCTGGGCAAGTTCATTAAATAACATTTTGTTTCTCTTATAAGAGGTTAAACATCTGTGCAAATATGGCAATCAACATAGTAGAAAACAAAGTTGATGCTGTCCATATCAACATTCTCTTTACTTCAGTAAAGCCTTTATCCATCTCTTTTTCGTTCTTGTCAATCTTGATATTAATATCTTTTAATGACTTATTAAAGTGATGGTATCTCTCGTAACATACAGCCACGTGAGTTTCCAAACTCTCTGCTTCTAGATGTGCTAATCTTGGTTCTTTATCAGCCATAGATTCTCCTCAAATATAATTAATTTCTAATTGTATTTATCTTCCTCAGTATGTTATTTATCTTCAAGCAAAACTAAAAAGAGGGCTTCAATGCCCTCTTTTAAATATAATACAAATTAATCGTTCATATCATATTATTTTAACTCATTAAGTATAGACCAATTTCCCATGCTACAAGAAATGATACTATAAAAAGTAATACGTTTACCCATTTTCTATTCAATCTTTCTATGTCGTTCATATAGTCTCCTGTTAAATTCTGTTTATCTATTCATTCCTACTGCACTACCTGTAAGTATTGCACCAAATGCCAAATGAAACAATCCGCCACCCATTAATGTAAATGGGTTATGTTGAGCAGTGAGGGTCTTCATCAATTCCATCTGGACGAGAACTTCCTCTGTGCTGTCGATGACTAACATTAATGCTGTGATGTCTGGTCGGTTTAACCCGTACCAGATGGGCACGAACATAAAGTCATAAAAACAAATTAAGAGATATATAGACAAGGCGGCCCACCGCCAGGTCATTGTACTTCTTTCTAATTCACTTAGTGCCATTAGCAGAGTGCTTCCTTGCACATAGTTGCATCAACACCCCACAACATTAATGCGATAAATCCTACTACACCTAGTGCTATCCATATCCATTTATTATTTAAGTTCATAATATATCTCCTTAATTAGTTGCTAAAGGGTTGGTTGTTTTAAGCCTAACTGCTTCAATCTTCTCGTCTTGTAATTCGTTCTCTTTTAATGCGATAGAAACTTCTTTATCAACTTTAGTTAATGTATCTTTCATAGCATCTAAGTCTGCTTTGATAGCCTCTTCGACACCATCAATCTGTGCTGACAACTCTGAAAGGTCAATATCATTACCTTCGTCTATCTTTTCTCTTAGTGCATCAATTCTATCAATCAAATCTACTTCTAATGATGAAACTGAGTTACGAAGTTCTAAAACCTGTTTGTTAATTGGTGCTAGACTTATTACCTTCTTACTTTCAATAGCATCTAAACGAGTGTTAAATTCGCCCCAGGCATAAAAGCCACCACCGATTGCTACGATTACGCCTATCAATGATGCGTATGATGTTAGTTTATTCATTAAGTTCATTTTCTAATTCCTCCAGTTCTGCCTCAAGTCGGCGAATATTATTGTTGACTGTATTTATCTCTTCCTCGTATACTGCCATTGGGTCACTTGCTTGATAGTCACTCAAGTCTACATCTTGATACACTGACCTACCATATACATCTAAAATTGTACTCTCAGCATACCAATCACGATTGTCTGGTAGTTGAGTAGGGTCATAAAATGATTGTGTTGTATACTCTGTCATATCTGGTTGTTGGTCTTGCATTGCTTTAGCAAGTACAAAAGAAGTTGCTTTTAGTTTTAAATCTATACGAGTTAGGTTTGCTTCTATTCGAGCAATGACTCTTTCGATACTTGCCTGTATTGCTTCAACTTGTGCATCTACTTCAACTTCATCGACCTCTACCTCTTCAGATTCTTCTACTTCAGTATCTCCAGTTTCTGTTGACTCTTCAACTTCACTATCAGATTCTACTTCAGTTTCAGTTTCAGTTTCTTCTTCTTCTGTTTCAGTTTCAGTTTCAGTTTCAATCTCTTCCTCAGTTTCTACTTCTGTTTCTTCTTCTACTTCTGTTTCGGTCTCTACTTCTGTTTCTTCTTCTACTTCTGTTTCAGTTTCAACTTCTGTTTCTGTTTCTACTTCTGTTTCTTCCTCTACCTCTGTTTCAGTTTCAACTTCTGTTTCCATTGTTTCTTCTGAGCCTGATGTGTTCATAACATCTTCTTCTATTGTTGGTTCAGTAGTAATTTCTGGTTCTGTTTCTACTTCAGTTTCAACTTCTGGTTCAGTAGTAATTTCTGGTTCAACATCAGGAGAACCCATCTCTTCTTCCATGACATCTTCAACTTCACTAAAGAATTCTTCTTCAGTTAAGCCTTCATCTTCTAGTGCAGCCTCAAATTCTTCTTCCATTCCCGCCTCTTCTATGATGCCAGTAAATGCTTCTTCAAATGTTTGTTCTGGTTCAAAAGTAAGTTCCATGTCCATTGCTTCATCCATTGTAACATTAACGATTACAAGTTCCTCGACATCCAAGTTCACTACATTAATCACTGTTACTTCTTCTACTACTTCTTCAACTTCAAGGTCTTCGACTGCCTCTACAATATCTTCTTCAATATCATCTACGCCTGGTTGGTCGCCAGCACATGTTGATGGATTCTTTTGCCAGCAATATTCATATGTTGTTGCTGATGATGTTGCAGTTGATGAAGATGATGTTGCGGCTACTGTTTCTGTTGTCGTTGTAATTTCATTGTGTTGTATATTTAATTCTATACTGTCAATGTCTGGTCCCCAATGACCACTTGTAGAGCCAGTCACTTTAACATTGTTTACCTCTGCTTTAATAGAGAAGTCTGTTGCTGAGTTAGAGCCTTGTATGTAAGTATCATCAAAGTCTTCCCACACACCACAGTTCGTATATCCACAACCTGTATCAGTGAGGATTCTTGTTTGTGTCGTAGTGTTGCCATCATTATCTGTGATAGTTTGTTTAAGTGTTATTTTGTTAGTATGATTATTCCAAAACCATAACTTTGCTGATAGTGTTGAACGGAAGCCATGTTTTATTTCTGCGTCTGACATTCCAGTTTCACTCTTAATAGATGTTACAGTTTGTGATATGTTTGTATTATGTCCACTTGCAACTACACCACCTGTACTATCGCCCCCCGTACTACCGGCACTACTGTGAGAGCCTGGATTATTTGTAATAGTCCATCCGTCTGCACCATAATTATTATTAGATGCATGTTTAAAATCTGAGTTAGTTAGTATGTCACCTGAACTTGTGAGATTTTCTGATATGGATGTTGTAGTTGTTGTTGATTCAGGAGTTGTTACAGTTGTAACAACAGTAGTTGTACATACTGTAGTTGTGTCACCTTCTACTGGACTGTTATCAGTATCAACACAGGTGACGGATGTTACTTGAGTTGTTTCTGCTTGAACTTCAGTAAAGCATACTAGTAAAAGAAGTATGAATGTAGGAAGTAACTTCCACATTTTTACAATGGAATACGAAGTTGTACTCTGCCGTTATCTAATGTTGTAACTACTGGCACCTCTTCGTGTTCTGCTTCAGATACTTCTTCATCTTCGTGAACTTCAGGAACTAAACTTTCAAGGCGTTCAATTTCTTCCTGTTGAGCCGCAATCAATTCTGCTTGTGCTTTCTGTAACTCGTTGATTGCTTTTTGTAACTCTGCATTTTCTTTAGCAACACTATCAATGCTTGTCTTCAATGATTCGTTCTCTGCGATTACACCATCTTCTTTAGCAATACGTTCGTCAATCTTTAATCGTGTGTCCATCTTCTCAACATACTTGTCGTAGTCTGGTCGTTCGATGTCATACTTCTTCCATTGCTTAACAGCCGCACCACCAATCTTGCCTTCAAATGGGCAAGGAGTTCCAGCCTGTTCCATGGCTTCAAAGACACGTTCATCCTGGCAAAGGATAGCCACAGCGGCCACCTTCATACCATAATCGTTTAAGAGTTTAGATAGTTTCATACGTTCACAGTTCATATCACGAACTGTAGTGCCACTACTCAGACCAATTCCTGGCACTTGTATG